CCACTTGAAATGGTATCAGCATGTTTGGAAATAGAAACAACCAGAGACATTGCACGTCAAATACTAAGGCATAGAAGTTTTAGTTTCCAAGAGTTCAGTCAACGTTATGCTGACCCTACACAGGATTTAAGTTTTGAAACTAGACAAGCAAGACTGCAAGATCCTAAGAACAGGCAGAACAGCATAGAAGCAGACAATGATGGTTTAGAAATTGAATGGCATAAACGCCAAAGAGAGGTAATTAAAGCCGCCACAGACGCATACACGTGGGCTATAAGCAACGGTATTGCCAAAGAGCAGGCCAGAGCAGTACTGCCTGAAGGAAACACGTTAAGCAGGTTGTATGTAAATGGTACGTTGCGTAGTTGGATTCATTACATTGAATTACGTGGTGCTAATGGTACACAAAAAGAACATATTGATATTGCTCATGCAGTAGCAGATGTTATAGCAAACATATTTCCACTTGCAGAAGAGTTCAAAGGCAAAGAATTATGAAAAGTCTAGATGATATTTACAATGGTCCAATTTACACTACTATGAATAATGATTGCGATGTTGATAATATTACTGTTACTTTAAATGATTATGATAACATTGCAACAACATATACTTTAGATACATCAAAAAATATTACATTAGATTATGATGGATATAAAGTAGATACTTCTATTACTGTTGGCAATGAAGTAATTACAGAAGAAAAATTAAGAAAGTTAAATGCATTACTTAAAGTGATTGAAGATTTAGAGGATGACAATCCTCTAAAAGAATGTTATAATGCACAACAGATGTTTGATAAAATGAAATGAAAATAGATTTTGATGTAGATATAGATATGGCAAACAGAGATGAACTGTTAAAGTTCATCGATCATATACCTGCAAGTATTAAAAGAGAAGAATCATTTGATAAACATAATACAGGTGTATATTTACAGCCTATACCACATTTTCCACTAGAAGGCTTCAGCACAATAGATCATAAAGAAGCAGAAAAGTTGGGTTATTTTAAACTTGATGTACTTAACAACCATGTATATGAAAGTGTTGAGAGTGAAGCACACTTAGATAGATTGATAGACACTGAACCTTTATGGGAACTATTTGGTCATAAAGAAATAGTAGATCAACTATTCCATATAAACAAACATTATGATATTGTTAAACAACACATGCCTACTAGCATTGAACAATTAGCAATGATACTTGCAATGATTAGGCCAGGTAAACGGTATCTGGTAGGAAACACATGGGAAGTAATTGAAAAAGAAGTATGGGAAAAGACAGATGAATACTTTTTCAAGAAAAGTCATGCCGTAGGTTATGCAGTTGCTATTATTGTTCAGTTAAATTTAATTTGTGAGCAGGCTAATCAGTTTTCTTAACTAATTGAATACTTCGTCTTTTTATTCGTTTTTTAAGTATGTTTTGCATACTTATTGTAGGTCCAAATAAAATTTCCGTTTCTTTTAGTATAAAAGTTTTAACACAATGCCTAAAATTTTGCATTTCTTGAAATAAAAATACGTCTATAGGTAATTGTCTGTTTGATTCCCACCACCATAAATCACCGTATTCAAGCATTAGTTTCTTTTCAACATCATTACGACACATGTCAATATCATAAAAACTAATGATTTGGTTGTCAGTATTTTGTACTATACCAACATATTCTATTGTGTTGTATTGGATGCCTGTTAGAAATGGAAATTTTTTTTGTAGTTTATTCTCATTAGTCATCGTAGATATTTATACGGATTCTAGATAAATACAATAAATGAATGGATAAAAAATTATGTCTCACGCAAGTAGTCACACATTATATATACTAAATGATATGCAAAATATTGATTTGGTACTTACCAGTGAAGGCATAAAAGTGGATAATAGACCTATGAATCAGAAAAAATTAGTAGTACATAAAGGATTTAATAACACATTAAGTTTCTTTGTAAGAAATAGAGATAGAGTATTACAAAGCCTTAGTGGTAAAACATTGTATGCAAGTGTCATAAACCCTAATACAAAACGTAGAGTATTGCATAAGCAACTTACTTTGGTTAGTGGTGGCAGTAGCGGAGAAGCAACACTGGATTTAGTAATTGGTGATCTTAAGAATCTAAATAAAGGCTTATACCAAATTGCTATTAGTGAGAGCTCAGATGGTGTAACAGAATATCCTTTATATGCAAATCAAAACGATAGGATAATTACTGACTTGGAAGTTTTGAGTAGTTTGGAATATGAACCAATCCCCACTCAAGAAAAAACATTTACTCAAACAGGCAACACTGATCAAGGTGATGCTTCTAATGTATTTGTTAGTTCAGCAATGTATGGAAATCAAGATAGCAATTATCAACATAGTAGGCATACATTAGCACTTTATTTAACTAATTTTGTTGGCAACGTTTTTGTTCAAGGTAGTGCATTAGAAACAGCACCTACACAAGAATCAGATTGGTACAATATAAATGTTCAAGGTGATGCCGGACAACCATTTGTACCGTACACAGATGCATACAATGGAGTTGACCCGTTTAACTTTACTGTAAACACTAATTGGATCAGAATAAAAGCAGAACCAACAGCCGGAACAATCAACAAAGTTTTACTTAGAAACTAGTTGACTTTTACAGTAAAGATGCTATAATACTACTATGCATCATCACGACCTTGTAGAATTAGTACATAGACTTCTATTAGATAGAATTCCGTTGAACTCTGGCAAAACGCCCAGTGGTTGGGTTACGTTTAATTGCCCTATGTGTAGTGATAAACGTAAACGTGGTGGTGTAATACAAAACAATAGCAAAGTAAGTTTTCATTGTTTTAATTGTAATTTCACAACAGGCTGGAGCCCAAGTCCAAGACTTGGAGGCAAGTACAAAAAGTTATGTGAAACATTAGGTGCATCAACTAAAGATATACATGAAGTTGTATTGGCTTTAATGAAGCATGGTGATGAATTAGACATAGATGAAAACATTGACAGTTATGTTTATAGTGCATCTAATTTTGATATAGTGTCTTTACCAGACACAGTACAACTAGTAGAAAATTTAGATGATACACATAAGGTAAAACAATATGCTATTGAACGAGGATTGTTAGGAAACTATCCATTATTGTTTATTGATAACAAACTTTACAATTCAAGATTAGTTGTGCCTTTTATGTACAATAATCAATTAGTAGGCTGGACTGGTAGACATGTAAATCCACCGGACAAGGAAACCCCTAAATATTTACTTAACATGCAAAGTGGTTATGTATTTAACCTTGATCAATTTGTGCAAAGCAATAGAGATTTTGTAATAGTAACTGAAGGTGTGTTTGATGCAATCCTTGTCGATGGTATTAGTGTGCTAGGTAATGGTGTTACTAGTGAACAAGCACATTTAATTGACAAACTAAACAAACGTGTTATACTTTGTCCTGACAGAGATAGTGCTGGTAAAGAACTTATTGATCAAGCAGTTGAACTGGGTTGGGAAGTTAGTTTCCCAAGTTGGGCACCTAGTATTAAAGATGCCGCTGATGCTGTTGATATGTATGGTAGATTACTTACAGTAAAGAGTATTGTTGATAATGCAACAGATAATAAAATTAAAATTCAAGTACAGGCAAAAATGTTATGAATTTATTTGTAAACGGCTGTAGTTTTAGTGCTGGGCATGGTGAAGTACATGACGAGCAAGGAAATCTTACGCCTCCACTTGATTATGTTTGGTCAAATCAGATAGCAGATAAGTTTGATAAAGTTACAAACTATGCTCTTGCTGGTGGCAGTAATGATAGAATACTTAGAACAACAATGGAATATTTTAGTAAAGGTCCAGTAGACACCATTGCTATTATTCAATGGACATCGCCAATAAGATTTGAAGTATACAACGAACTATTTAAAACATGGTTAGGAATATGCAACAATACAACTACATCTATACATTCATCTTTGTCTAGAGGTATTAAAGATGAAGACCTAACAGTAAACATACACATGGACGATGGATTAGCATTAGAAAAATTTAGAAATCATAAAGCATACAGTAAAATATCAAATGCTTCACAGCAACAACTTATGTTTTTAAAATCTCTCAATGATTATCAAATACAATTTTATAAAAATGTATATGTGTTAGAGCAATATTTTAAAAGCAATAATATTCCATTTTTATTTACATCAATGTCTTTTTACAATCATATTGTAAATGCCCAAGATTATATGAGTATTGACATTATAGAAACACCGCCTTCAAAATTAGAAATAGATTTAAAAAATATTTTAGATAAATCTAGTTGGACAGCACAGCCTTTTACAGGATATATGGGTGCTAATTACGTCAGTGAAAATGATCACCATCCTAACCAAGAGGGTCATAGACTAATAAGTGAAGCAATAGTAAGTGAACTGTCTAAGAGGAACTACATATGAAGTTATTAGCAAATGGTTGTAGTTTTACTGACGGTGATAATACATGGCCACAGCAACTAGTAGAAAATGGCATGTTTGTAGAAGTACATAATTTATCAATGGCCGGAGGTAGTAATGACAGGATAGTGAGAACTACTCTAGATTTTTGCAGTAAAAATGACATGAGCAATTACATGGCGGTAATACAATGGACTAGTTTGTTCCGCAAGGAATATTATAATGCAAACTTAAAAGAATGGATTGGTGGTACTACAGTTTTAAATAACAATTCTGCAGAAGACTTATCAATGAATATTATTGTTGAAAAAGGTTCAACAACACGTGATAAAGATTTAGTACATATTTCTAATGCGGCAACTGAAGATATGATGTACTTGCAATCTATCACTGATTACAGACTAAGTACTTTGAAGAACATACTGATATTACAAAACTACTTTGAACAACATAACATTAAATATTTGTTTACTAGTATGGGTCCAGATAGTCATATAGCAGGTAATATGTTTACTCATATGTATAGTCCGCAAAAACAACCAATTATACATATTTTAGAAAGTGCAGTAAATAAAAATAACTGGACAAAACTATCAATTGCAAATATGTTAAACAACAATTTGGAATATATAATTAGCCAAGATGACACACATCCTAATGAAAAAGGTCATAAATTATTAGCACAATCCTTTTGGCAACAAATAGGTAAAATATATGGATAGACAAGAATACACAGAAGAAGTACAAGAACTATTTTTACGTTTTTTAGTAAGCGATCCTGAACTTTTTGTGAGGGTAAACAATATTGTTGAACCTTACATGTTTAATAAGAAGTTTCAAGATGCAGTGAAGTTCTTAAAAGATCACACAACAGAATATAATAGTATACCTACTATTGATCAAATCAGTGCAACAACTAATGTAGACTTAGAACGTGTAGAAAACATTACCGATAATCATATTGAATGGTTTTTAGATAGCCTAGAAACTTTTTGTAGACACAAAGCATTGGAAAAAGCAATACTTGATAGCACAGATGATTTAGAAAAAGGTGATTACGGTGCCGTAGAAACTAAAATTAAAGACGCAAGTCAAGTAGGGCTTGTAAAAGATTTAGGACTAGATTACTTTGACAATCCAAAAGAGAGATTACAGTGGATAAAAGACCAAGCAGGAGCAACACCAACAGGGTGGAAAATGTTCGATCAGAAACTTTACGGTGGTCTGAACAGAGGAGAAATCACAATATTCGCAGGAGGCTCAGGCGCAGGTAAAAGTTTGTTCTTACAGAACTTAGGTGTCAATTGGGCATTAGCAGGACTTAACGTTGTTTATATTAGTTTAGAGTTAAGTGAACAACTTATTAGTATGCGTCTAGATGCAATGGTTAGTGAATATGGCACTAAAGAAATTATGCGTAATATGGATGATGTACACTTAAAAGTTAAGATGAAGTCTAAGAGTGCTGGTAAGTTTAGAGTAAAACAAATGAGTAATGGTGTTACAACAAACGATATTAGGGCATTTGTTAGAGAATATGAAATAAACACTGATGTAAAAGTGGATTGCTTACTGGTTGACTATTTAGATTTGATGATGCCTATTAGTGCTAGAGTAAGTCCGGGTGATTTGTTTATTAAAGACAAGTATGTATCTGAGGAATTGCGTAACTTAGCAGTAGAAAAAGGTATCTTAATGGTAACAGCATCTCAGTTAAACAGAGGTGCAGTAGAAGAAATAGAGTTTGACCACCATCATATTGCAGGTGGTATCAGTAAAATACAAACAGCAGATAATGTTGTGGGTATTTTTACAAGTAATGCTATGAGAGAACGTGGTAGATATCAAATACAGTTTATGAAAACACGTTCTAGTAGTGGTGTTGGTAGTAAAGTAGACTTGAAGTTTTGTCCAGATACACTTAGAGTAAGTGATTTAGATGAAGATGATGAAGATGCAATGACACTCACTACTTCTTCTGTATTAGAAACAGTAAGACGTACTAATACAATGGCGGCAGACGAGGAAAAAGCACAAAGTACAGTAAACCAGGCATTAAACATCAGAGAGTTTATTAAGAAAAATGACATATAATGATAAATATGTGTATTAGGGAATACTAAAGTGAAAAAAACAAGAAGTATATTAGAAGAATTAAACTCCATCAGCATTGATAGGAGTAAACACCATGTTCTTGAGAATAGAGTTGAGCATTTAGTATCTAGTGCAGAAAATATTAAAAAAACATTATATGAATTGTATGAAGATGATGTAGCATTAGATTTAGAAAGAAGACTTATCAACAGTCTTAAGAGCGGTGACTTTAAGAAATTTTCACGAGGTATCAAGAAAATAGTTAAAGAGAGCACCGATGAAATTAAGTGATATTTTCGAAGCACCTCAAAGTAGGGCTAAACAACAGTTTTTAAAAAACAAACAAAAAAGAAACTTTCAACAAGGTGCAACAGCAGACGGAAAATATTCTCAACAGGCTAGACAAAAAGCGGCCACTAGAGATTATCAATCAGCATCAGTTAAACTGCCAGATGGTAGACAATTCAATAATTCTGCACAGGGTTGGCAAGAAGTAGATAAAAAAGGTAATCCAGTACCTGGGACACAACCAATCTCCCCGACATCTGCTCAAGCAAAAGAATTAAACAAAATCTATCAAAACAAAGGCAAGCAACCACAAGGCTTTATGTCTAAAATGAAAGACAGATTGACAAAAGCAATGGGTGGGCAACTTGCAACAAAAACGTTAGCAGATCCTGATGCAAACTTAGGTAAAAGAATGGGTGCAGTTGCAGGTGCAGGAATAGGAAGAGGCTTAGGTAACTTGATTAGAAGTAAACCTAAACTTGATCCAGTAGCACCTGATAAGAAAGCAGTACCAAATATTGCAAAAACAGATTTGGGATATTTACAAAAACAAGTTATAGGTGGTAATGAACAAGCCGCACAAAAATTTGTGGATGAATTATCCAGGATGAAATCTCAAAATATTGATATTAGCAACTATGCCGCAACATTGCCTGCCATGTTAAAGAGAACACAAATGGATAAAACAAGTCCTGCTTACCAAGAACTTGTTAAAGTAGCAAGAAATATGAGCAGAGAATCATATGAACATGTAAATCGTGTATTAGAATATGCTGGTATTACATGGGAACAATTAGGTTATAAAGTTTTATTATCAGAATCACAATCAGATGTTGTTTTAATTCCTCAAAAAGATTTAGATTTATTTGAAACAAAAATATTAGCAGGAGTTTAGTATGAAATTTTTAGAAATTTCTAAACCTCTAGTAACAACAATCCTCACAGAATCTTTACTTGAAGCAGATGGTAAAAATACTCACTTAGAACATTTAGAAGATAATATCTTTAATAAAGGACATGAAGGTGCCAAAGAAGCAGTAGACTATCTATACAGTTTACATCAAATGCTAGAAGGTAATACAAAAACTCCAGTATCAATGACAACTAAATGGGATGGAGCACCAGCCATTGTAGCAGGTAAAGACCCACAAACTGGAAAATTCTTTGTAGGAACCAAAGGTGTTTTTGCTAAAAAGCCTAAAATGAATTTTACAAATTCGGATATAGAAAAATATCATGCCGATCAAGGCGAAAAAGATGCCAGTGGTTTGAGAGATAAACTTAAACTTGCATTGAAATATTTAAGCAGATTAAATTGGGACACAGTTGCACAAGGTGATATGCTTTTTGCCGGATCAGAAGATATAAAAGAAGAAGTTATTGACGGTGAGCAATATATAGTTTTCAAACCAAATACTATTGTTTATGCTATACCTAAAGATAGTGATCTAGCAAAAGAAATATTAAGTGCTGGATTTGGTATTGTATGGCACACAGAATATGTAGGTGGTCCAACACTAGCAGATACTCAAGCAAAATTTGGTTTTGATGCTAGTGTGTTAGGTAATGGGGCAAATGCTGGTGTATGGCAAAGAGATGCAACCATTAAAGATTTAAGTGGTACAGTAACCCTAAGTGATGCTGAAGGTCATAAAATGCTTAGTGCTATACAAGAAGCAGACAATTATTTAAAAAGTATTGATGCAAATACTTTTAGTTGGTTGCAAAAAGGAACTGACTTAGTTGGTAAAACATTTTTAGAACAGTTAAAAGCTCATGCAAATAATCAAGTACGTCAAGGACACTTTGATGAACCTACTAAATTTGCACAAGACTTTATCACAAAATTTGTAAATTATTGGACAAAAGAGATAGATAAAGTTAAACAACAAAAAACTATTGATGCTAAAACACAAACAATGGTACAAGGTGTAAAATTTATTAAAGAAAATTTACAGAGTATTATTGCAGTATATGATTTGTACTTAAAACTCATAGAAGCAAAAATTATTATTGTTAGAAAACTAGAGCAGATAAGACAAATGCCAACATTTAAACAAACAGAAAAAGGTTATGAGATAACTGGTGAAGAAGGATTTGTTGCTGTAGATAGATTAGGCAACGCATTAAAATTAGTAGATAGATTAGAATTCAGTAAACTAAATTTTGGTTCAGGCAAACCAGGTTCATAGAATGGAACTACAACTTATAAATCAAGAACTCGCCGAAAGTAAATTGTTTAGATTTACAGGAAGTTTTTCACGATTGTCTGGCAGAGAAATTGCAGACTTATTTTACTTGCAAACGTTAGCAACATTTATGTTTACACAAGACAGTAAGCAACGTGATTATGGGTTAGCATACGCATATAAAACAATACAATACGGACCTTTTGCAGTGTTTAGAACAGCGGCAACAGATTTATATATGTTGGCTTTTGCTGTAAACCAATCAGATTATCCACAGATTAAAATTAAAAATGCAGATAGAAAGTTTTTAAAAACACTATCTTTTCAAAATAGAAAATACTATCAATTTATTACAAGACTATCAAAAGACAATGTATCAATTAGTGATGCTACAACATTTTTATTTAGATTAGAATCACAATTAAAAATTAGTAATCCTATTTACAAACAAATGAGACGTTTAATTTGTCAATGGCCACAATTAAAATTTTCTCAACGTCAGGCAGTTATTAGTAAAATGGTCCAGCAATTAAGAGTTAAAGGAACAGGAAGTGAAGTATTTAGACATGCTAGTTCAATGCAACTTAGACGCGAGTTAAAACCAGTACCTCAAAAATCAAATACATTAAAACGAGCGGCGGCTACAGCAGTTGGAGCCTACGTTGGAAGTAAAGCAATACCTAAACTTACCAAAAATAAATTAGGCGGTAAGACTGGAGCAGGTATTGGTGCAATAGCAGGGTATTGGGCAAGTGGCAGAAAAAAAGTATAATTTATTGATCAGTCTTTTTTTAAATGCATTTAGATAAATACAGATATGCTTATTAAAGATATTATAGTAGAGGCTGATGGCGAAGAAATTAAACGTTTCGATAGTGCTATGCAGTTGTGGATTAAAACATCAGGTCCATATTATAGTTCAGATGCTAGAAGTTATATTGTTGCTAGAGCAAAAGCAATATTTGGCGCCGGCGGAATGAGCCCAATGGATGCAATATCCAATGCCGCTGAAGAATATTCTGCTAAAAAGCGAAAAAATCAAGACAAAAAACAATCAAGAGATCAAAAGACAAATACCAAAATGACATACGGTAGAGATGAGATAGAAGCAGAACCAAAAAGAAAACGAGGTGGTCAAGCAGGTAATAAGAATGCATACAAAGGCGGACCGGCCAATCCTTTCCAAGATGTAGATACATCAACAATGGCTAAATCTTTGTCAACAGGTAAAACACTAGGCGATAGATTATCCGGAAAATTGCAAGGTTTAATGGATATTGGTAAAAAGTATCGTGCTAGAACACCTAAATAAATCATTTTTTTGATAAATAAAAGTAACTTAATAAATTCATTGGAGAATTAAAATGGCACAATCACAAAATACAGGTGCAGTTGTTAGTGCAGGTCACTTAGGTGGTAAAGTACTAGCAGGTATCCAGGTAGATTTCGGTGTTGACGTATCAGCCAAGACAGCAGTCGGCGGTGCATTAGACATCTTTATGAAAGCAGTAGCAAATGAAGGTTTAACACCTTTAGCAATCGGTACAGTAGACGCAACAGGTGGAACAGGACAAGGTCTTAAAGTTTTATTTGAAGGCGAACACGGTACAGATACATATGACGGAACAAACAGTGAAACTTTAGCGGCTCACTTAGAAGACGTTGTACAAGCTCTTACTGATGCTGATGGCGTAACATGGTCAGCAGTAACAGTTGCGGCTTTTGATCTATAAGATATAGCATTAAAACAAATTTAAAGGGAGTTTAGGCTCCCTTTTTTTGTGGATTTTTGATAAATAAAAGTAACCAAAGTACATTCATAGTAACAACGGCGGTGGTTTAAGACCACGAATGTACAACAAATTAGGAGAAGCAAATGGCTTTAACAAGAGTAAACGGTGCGGCGGCAGAAGGACAACTATTAGTAGGTTCTTTAAGTCACTTCATCATAGACGAAGTAGACGGAACAGATGACATTAGTTCATTTGGTTTCACAGCAGGTGCGGCTAACAAAGGTGAATTAGTTTTATCAGCATTAGCAACAAGATGTACACCAGTAATCATCAACAGCATTTCTGCAACAGTAATGCATGTAGCAGTAGAAGGTCAACCAAGTGCGGCTGACTTACTAGCGGCTATCCAACCAGTTCTTACTGGTTCAGGTGCAAACGCAACTGTAACAGCAGGTGAGTACAGAGTAGTCTAAGTTTAATACTTAACAACTTTTTAAAAAGCAGGTTTAGGCCTGCTTTTTTTATGACTTCTAGTTCTTAGGATAAATTTTTAAATTGTGATAAATACAACTAAAGACACAGGAGACACAATGGTTGGACAAAGAAGCGGGGCAATGACTTCCATGGAAGTTGTTACAGGTGATATAGAATTTTTCACTTTGTACACTACTATTGACATTACTAACACTGATGATTTTGGTGACAACAGTCAAAAAGATTTTGAAAGTGTTGTACAAGTAATAGGAATGAGAGCAATGCCTATTGTTATGAACAATCCAGTTGAGTTAGACGGTACAGGTAACAATTTATTAGAAAATTATGGAGCACCAAGTATGACAGGTGCAGGATGGATTTTTAAATTTGCAACTGAAAGACCAGGAGCACATACAGTTGAGACACTAGTAAACGAGTTTGACAATATAGTATTAAATGGAGGTACCGTTGATACTAAAAATTCTAAGAATATGGAATTTACAAAACAGGATTTATTATAAAATGAAAAAGAAATTACCAGAGCAACTGCCAGAAGAAAAACAAATATACGCAGAGTCTCATAATATGGAGGCACATATCATTGCGGATATGTTGCGTATAGAAAGCATAACTACCGAACTCAGGGAATTCAAAGAAGATACTAAAGTAAGATTAAATAAATTAGAAAATTGGCTAGTTGCAATAGTTGGTACAAGTTTTACAACATTAGTTGCATTGGTAATTGGACTTTTAGTAAATTTTTTAGGATAATATGAAATTATTAGAACTAGGCGAGGAAGCCACAATCATAGAAGCAAGAATGGTTTGGCGTAAAATGGGCAACAAAGTAAAACGTGCTGTCCGTTGTACTAGTGGCCGTAGAAAAGGCAGGGTAGTAAGTAACCCAAGTCAATGTCATAAACCAATTGACATGAAAAAGAGAATGACATTGAGAAAAACTAAAGCACGAATGGGTGCTAGAATGTCAAGAAAATCACAAAGAACAAAAAGAATGAATCCAGCATCAAAAAGATTACGTTCTTTAAATAGAGCAACAAACAGGCGATAAGATGAAGTTTAAGGATGTAAGAACTTTTCAATCATTACTAAATGAATATGGATTAAAGCCAGGCACACCTACCGCAGTAGGTGGACAACAAATTGGTGCAAATGCAAAAGCAAATGCTGTAGCAAGTCCCACCACACAAAAAACTACAGCAAAACCAGATAAAGGCAGTCCAACAACACAAGGTGTAGACACTACACCAGAGGAACTACCTAAATATACACCTATCAAAGCAGGTGATTTAGATGTAGATTCAGAGTACAATGACAAAGATGGAAACCCATTGGGTAAAGTTGTAAGTAAAGTAGGTGATAAACCAAATCCTGATAAAGTTGTAGTACAAGACAAAAAAGGTGAATACCAATTACTAGATCCCAAAGATGAAGTACATGCTTTAGTTGATGAAGGTAAGTTGGGCACACTTGTTAAGAAAACACAATCTGGAATAAAATTTAGAAGCAAAGATAATCAAGGTGTTAAAAAATTAGCAAGAAAGCATAAACTCAGCGAACAAGGCCGAGAGCAAATATTTGAAATCAATTTTAATAAAAAAGAAATAGGACAAGCGGCTCTAACAGCACCAATTAAATGTGGTTTTGAAGCAGAAACTGTTTGGACTGAAGTATATGGCGGCGGTGAAGACGAAAACTGGGCTGATGAAAATACATGGTATGAGATACAAGATGCACTTTATGATCAAATTGGCAGACGTGCTGTAAATGAAATAGAAGAAGCATACAGAGAATGGGTCTACGAAATGGCATTTGATTTGGAAGGCGAAATTATTTCCCGTATGACACAAGATAGAAAAGAAGATGAAGATTATATAAATGATTTTGTTGAAGATCAACTAGACGAAGACGACATAGAAGAATACAAAGAACGCATACTAGATGACTTGCCAGAAGAAGAACGAGAAGAATACGAAGATTGGGATTTTATTGCTTGGGGAAGACAGTACGCAGAAGAAGAAAGAGAAGATGATTTAATCGAATGGATAGAAGAAGCAATACGTGAGTCTGGTGAAGCAATGGATGAAGCCGTTGACGAAATAGAGACCGAATACGACATAGATGTATGGGCAAATAGAGAATATGGTGGTTGGGGTAATTGTTTAGCCGAGCTTGGAGATTATTATATAAGTAATCCAGAGGGCGGCGGCGGATTAGAAGAAGTAGCAGACTATTTAAATAACTGGTCAGAGCAATATAGTGATTTTACCAATCGTGCAGAATATGGAGAGTATGGTAGTACTAGTGGGTATGACACATGGGCAGTAGAAGATGATAGTAGTATAGATATTTACTCAGGTACTGGTGCAGAAATTATCAGTCCAGTTTACAGTTCACCCGGTAAAATGCTTGAAGAGATGAAAAGTCTTTTTAATTTTTTTAGTGACATGGGGGTAGAAACAAACCATTCAACAGGGTTACATGTTACTATGAGTTACCAAGGCAAAGGAACCTCAAATAACAGGGTGGAGAATAGCCCAAACAAGTTAAAAATAGCAATGCTACTTGGCGACAAATATTTATTAAGTACGTTTGGCAGACAAAATAACAGTTATGCAAAAAGCCAAATAGATAGCCTAAAAAGAAAAGCGGCAGAGCTCAAAGCAAATCCAGAAAATACAAAAACTATTAAAGGTATAGAAAGTATTTTAAGCAAAGGCATTGATAGTGCCAAATTTAGTTCTATAAACTTTAAAGATCAAACAGATCCAGATACCGGAAAACAACTTGTAGAATTTAGAATAGGCGGCGGCGACGATTACCATTTAGATTTTAACAAGGTTGCAAAAGCAGTAATCCGTTATGCTACAACTATGACAGCAGGATATACTACTGAAGGTGACGACGCATATAATAAAGATTATGCAAAAGCATTATTCCGCTTTATAAATCAGTTAGATTCAATTAGTGATCGTGATGATGAAAGAACAAAAGGCCGATTTGATGATGGTGCAGAACATCCAGCAGTAAATGTGTTGAAAGGATTTTTTAACAAACAAAATTATGTAGAATCTATGTTTATCCTTGCTAGTGCATTTAACAATTTACATAGATATAAAACACTAAAAGCAAGAAAACCTGGATTAAAAGAAGATGTAGAGACTGATAGATTACAAAAAGAAGGTTTACTTAAAAAAGCTCAAGAAAAATTTGCACTAGGTGTAGCACAGGCAGGTTATGACTTAAACCAAAATTTAAACAGAGATGTCATAAGTGCAAAAGGTATTGGGATATTGAGAAATACTGTTAAAGATTTTGAACTTACTCTCGATGAATTAGGCAAAATGATTACTAAATCTTATAGAGAAATTTTTACAAATAAAACAGTTTCCCCACAAACAACATTGGAAAGAGCTCAAAATGGTGTAGAAAGATTATTTAAAAAGGAGTTTGTGGAATTACCATCATTTGCATCAGGTCCACAAGTAGAAAAAATAGCATCAGGTATCTGGAGTGCTATAAACAGTGATGATCTCAAAGGCAAAAAATATGATGAATTTATTTCTAAATTAGCAGATGTATTACCAACTAGAAGTAAAAAAGTAGTAGCAGATGCTTGGAAAACACAAATAGAGCAACCTTCTTTTAAAACGGAATACAAAGAGTTCTTTGGTGGTATAACACGTGGCTCTTTTGGATACGGGCCAGTTGACGGCCATTGGGTTAGCCCTGGCGATCCAATATCTAAAGAAGGATACAATAAATTTATTGATCATTTAAAATCATACAAACCTTACACTCAACCAGTTGGTAAAGGTGTAAATCTAAAAGTGCAAGGCGGCGACAATTATACAGATAATTGGCTGAGCAAGTTTATGATTAAGTATAGAACTCGTTGGGAAGAATTAGATAGAATTAAAGATGAAGATTTACAATTATATATAGATAGTTTAAAAGAAATAAACAAATCTGTAAAAAGTATGTATGACGTTATTGAAACATCCGATGACATGATGCTTGACAAATACAGTGAACTAGATGGTACTGATGCAGGTACCCAAAGAGATGGTCAAGCCTTTTTTGGTCTAACTGGATATACAGCAGAAAGGTTAAAAGATATCATTGATGAAATAGACGGCGGGAGATTCACTCCTAGATCAATTGGAGATACAGTAGCAGAAGATTATAAAAATTTGCTACAAGATTTCTTTAGAGGTTCATTTGACAAATACTATAGATTAAAAGATACAAAGCCAAGTGTTTATAAAATGGGTCCTGTACCTGACTTAATTAGAAAACGTTTAGACGCAATTAAACAGTTTATGGTTTCATTTGATAAAGTTACACAAAAACTAGGGTTTGACTCTCAACAAGATCAAATAGATAATAAACTCAAAGTAGATAAAAAAGATCGAGAGTTTACTAAAAAGAACAGTAAAGTATTGGCAACTGTAAAAACATTTGATTTTGGCGGCGACTTATATTATAGAAAAGAAATGATTGATGAATTAGACTCTTATTCCGATCGTAGTTTATATGGTTATTTAGATTGGGCTAGGAATAATCAAAACAGCTCATATGACTTCTGTATACAAATGCCAACAAGTCATGAATCTATAGCCAGAGAAGCCTATAAGCAACGAAATCACATGTACAGAAAAATTAAAGATACTTGGAGAGAAGAAAAAATCGAAAAGATCTACAATGCATTTAGAGACAAGTATAGAGTTAGTATAGATAATTTCTTGAATAGATATGTTAGTGGCAACGATCATAACATCAAACAAAAGTTAAAATTACGAGGAGTTGTTTTTGACAATGGTTCTCTCGGCGACGGAAGAGAGGGAATGAATGGGTTAGGGCACGAACCTCTATTGCCAAGAAAAGAACTCAACAGTGATTTAGGCGAACCATTTGAGTTTTCAAGTGCCGCGGCATGGCATGTAAACAATCCAAAATTATCTAAAAAAGCAAAAGCAATAGACAGCAAAGCAACAGCATTTAATACCAAAGTAGAATCATTATTAAGAGCAGGTGGTGTAGAAGACTATGATCGAGAATCTTCTAATGGCATAGCAAGTAAAACAAATTGGGGCAACTTGGCAGACCACTTAGGCATAACACGTGGTGTAAATGACCAAGGTGCAGAACTTTTAAAGAAAGCATACAAACAATTTGACGGTAACCATGATTGGAGACCAGAAAAAGAATATGCACCAGATGGTGGAAATGTAGTTAGTGGCAGTAGATGGGCCGCCGCAGTTTTAGCCGCAGAAGATTACATCAAAAAGAACTATAATGTTAGTGGTGGAAACTATTTCAGAAAGAATCCAGACGGCAGTGATGGTGATGATGTAAGTGGTATGTATGGTAGTGATAGCGGTTATCAATCTGCCAGAGATGCATATCAACTTTTTGATAGAATGATGCAAGATGGCATACAAAACTACATGCCTCAAGCCGAAGTAAATAAACTTGTTGCTATACTAAATGGAGATGTTACTCCAGGCGGCACTAAGAATATGATATTACAAGCACTTGTAAGTAATAAATCAGGTGGCGGCGAACCTATGACCATAGCTCAAGCACGAGAAATAGTTAGAAATAGACTCAGCAATTCACCTAGTAACCCAGAATTAGAAAGTGTGTTTAATAAATTTGATGCATTACCTTTACAAGAACAATTAGATATTATATCAAAAGTAAATAAAACTAAAATTGATAAGTTATATGAAACAATAGAAGCAGGCCAAGACATGGCGGCATTGCTTAAAGATTTACCTAAAGAGAAAAAGAAAAAGAAAAAAGTTAAAGAAGATGCCACGCCAAACAATGATACTATTGTAGTTATAAACAAATTATTAGCAGATCATTTTCCAGTAAGCGATCTTAAAAAACAAATGTTAGCCTTTACAGCAATACCTGTTCCAGGAATGTTAAATGATTTTAAACGTTTAAGAGCAGAAGCCGGTGATGATGCATGTGCAAGAGGTATTGTTAGAGGTTATGCAGAAACACTAGGACCGGAAGTAAAAGCAAAACTCAATATCAATGAGTGGAGTAAGCAACACGTTAAATCTCTTTTAGAAGCAAAAGGTATAATGGGAAGAGTTGTTGGCGATAGATTTCAAAAAGGAAACGATCAATTAGAGTTTCAACGTGTAGATTTATACCCACAAGAAGAAATGCAATTCCCTGATCCAGAAAGCAGAGATGAATTTATTAGAGCAACAGAACAAGAAATCAATAGTCAAATAGAATGGACTAATACTCCTAATAATGGTAGTTTAGCATTTGGTATTGCTACACTTACAGATCCAGAATTAAATGATAAACCAACATATTGGGGAAGATACTTTAAACAAAAAACAGCAGATATGATGGGTAAATGGAGCAACGGTCAAGTACCACTTGGTTGGAAATTACAAACTGCTGGAGCAATGAAATTAGACATTGGCATAGATCCACAACATTTAATTAAAACAGATGATGAATTTAATGGTGTAATGGATGTTATACAAACAGTAAAGAAAAATTCTGCAGGTAACGACTTATCAGAAGCATTAGTAAATGCATTAGAAACAATTCATACACAGGAACATCCTGTGTTTCCAGGACAGATCAAAAACTTACCAGCATTAAGAGATTACTTTGGTGAGATAATGGGTCCGGTTGCACTAATGAGTGAAATGGTAGGTGGTCAGGCAGATGATGCCAAAAATGATTTATTAAAAGGTCAACCATGGGCAAGTTGTAGTATATTTTGGCCTATGGCAATGAATGCCCCACTAGTTGACAGTTACTTTACAGCACCAGACGGTACTAGAGTAGGTATCAGCAGTAAGGGTGGTAAAGGTGCTAAAGCAAGTGTTAAGAATATACAAGATGCTATATTAAAAGCATCAGAAGAATTAAAAGCACAATATCCTACAACTGTAAAAATCATAAACATTGTACAAAGCAATAGTGCTAAAGATGGTCCTTTTAGATTAGCAGAATTATACAAAGCATTACCACAAGGGCTAGAAGAAGAAATCAATGGTTATATACAACAAGGCAAACAAGACTATGCAGGATTAAGTCAAGCCGCAACAGAACTATTTAATTATGGTACACCGAGACAAGATGTTGCAGGGTTTAATACAGGTTATGCATTGTTGGCCTTACTTGCTAAAAAGGTTACTAGACTTATAAATGAATCGGGTCCAGAGTTTGGACAAGGTTGTGTAGCATTTCTTAACCAATCCAGTATTGTACAGTTATATTGTAAAATGGGTAAACAAGGAGATGATGCTAGAGTAACAGGATGGGAGGCTGTATATCCGCCAAACTTCCAAGGTACAGTAGAAATAGACGGCAGTAAAAATTACTACAGTTCAAGAATAGGTGGCAAATTTGCCTTTGGATTTAAGTAATGAGAGCAGTAGATTTTCAAAGTTGTCCTAAGACAAAAGCAAAAACTTGTGAGTGCTCTAAGTTAGAATCTATCACAGAGTCTAATGAAACCATAAAAGCAATATGTCAATTGGAACATTCACCAGAAGATGTTACAGGATTTGTAAAATTCAAACAAAAATTTGGCGAAGAAACAATAATCAAAGGAATAGTAAAAGGTTTAACTCCTGGATTACATGGTTTCCACATACATGAGTTTGGCGATCTAAGTGACGGTTGTGCTAGTGCCGGAGGACATTATAATCCAGAAGGCGTAGAACACGGTGGATTAGAACACGGACATGTGGGTGACTTAGGAAACATCAAAGCAGACGATCAAGGTATTGCAAGGTTCCAATTCAAAGCACCGAGGGTACAATTACATGATGTAGTAGGCAGAGCAATAGTAATACATGCTGATACAGATGATTTAGGTCAAGGTGGAGACGAAGAAAGCACAAAAACAGGCAATGCAGGTGATAGAGTTGCTTGTGGTGTAATAAGATTAAAAGGTTCAATAGAAGAAGATTACAACAGAGCATTAAGCGATAAACATTTTAACAGAAATGAATTACCTCAAATTAGAAGAAGTCATATCAAAAACTCAGATTTTGATTATAAGGAAGGTAAAATCAGTATAGATAAAATTAAACCAGTACAAAGCCAACGTGTAGATGGATTAAGTAAAAAAGCAGAAGACGTATTTTTAAAAAATGCAGACAGGCCATTTATTGTAGATAGGAAAGGATATCTCATAAACGGACATCACAGATACGATGCCGCACATATATTAGGTATTAAAAGAGTACCAGCAATAATTATTGATGCAGACATTGAAGACGTAATGAAAGCATTTGACCACACTACAAGTGACAGAGCAGTAATGGCAGAAAATTACTTTAAGGATTTATTACGTTCTAAGATGGACGAAAACTTTGCTGACGGCAAGAAGAAAGGCAAGAGTAGACCAGGCCGAGTAAAGAAGGCAGGAGCCAGTTGCAAAGGCTCAGTGAGTAGTCTCCGTGCAAAAGCAAAAAAGTACAGTGGTGAGAAGGGTAAAATGTATCACTGGTGTGCCAACATGAAAGGCGGCAAGAAAAAATCCTAAATAAATACTGCTAATGCAGATTCTCGATATAAACAATCCTTTTGTTAGTTTTCTATCCAGTTGTGGAAAGAAAGACCTTTTAGAACATGTTCCAGCACATACTAGAGATAGTATATATGGACAATGTAGGCATTTAGATATATACTGGAGAGAATTAGATAAAGCACACAAATCTTTAAAAACAATAATAGTAATAAGTTTAGACGGCATAGGTTCTAAAGAATTATTTAATTTGTGGAAAGACAACAAGTACAGTTGCAAACCAATTATTCCTGAATATGTAAAAGACTTTGCAGAACCTGTAATACTATTTGATAATAGTGCTGAAGGTTTTAGTGATGAATATATGTTTAGTTTTATATCTCAAGTTGTAAATCATTACAATTTAAATCCTGATAATACCTATTATTGTAATAGCAGTATAAACATACAAGACATACAACAACAATTAGGTTATAATAACTTTCAAACTTTTTGTGCAAACAATTTTATGGAAGATAGCATGGCAGAATTATACGAAATAATTGAGTATGATTTTAAAGAAGACGACCAATTAGTTGACATAGACACAGACTTACACAGACCGTCTGTATTCAGTTGTTTAAATAACGCACCCAAACATCACAGAACACTTTTACTAGGCTGTATGAGCAAATTAGACCTATTACAAGACGGTTATGTAAGTAGTTCTGATTTAGAATATAATAAGTTATACAGTAAAACTATTACACAATTATCAGAGGATTTAACAAACTTAATTATAGAAAAAGAAGACTTTGAAATAGCAGTTGAATGGCTTGATAAACTAAAAACACATTATCCTATAGTTGCGGACAAAAGAACGGAAGACAGTATACATATGAAAGAGTTTGGTGATGACAGTTTTATACAAAATATGTTAAATTGTGATGTGCAAGTTATCACAGAAACGTTTTCTAATAATAATTTATTTGTTTCTGAAAAAGTATTCAAGCCTATAGTTATGTGTCAACCATTTATTGTACTAGGCAGTAATAAAACATATAAGCATTTACAAGAATTAGGTTATAATACTTTTGATTATTTGATAGATACACACAAATTAGATACCACAATGAATAATATTAGCAAAATTATTATGGTGTGTGATGCAATACAGCAATTAAAAGAAATTAAATCCAACCCAATAGAGTGGAAGAACTTACAAGACAAGATTTCTATTGATGTTATTCATAATTATAATCTATTTGTTAGTAATTTAAATACCATAAAAGAAAATTCAGCCTTAGGTTTACATGAATTTTTTGAAATTAGGCCCGGGTATAAGTTACCATTACAGAACAAAGAAGATAAATAACAGTATGAAGATCAACGACATTATATTATCAGAAACAATGACAGCCGGCTCAGTTGCCACAGTGGTTAAGCCACTTCAAAGTGATGTACAACGTGTGGTCCAACGTCCTAAAAAGCCTAAAAAAACTAAATGGGCTCACAAAAAACCTGGACCAAAGTCTAAAAAAGAAAGCACAATCATAAAGAGATAACATGAAAATGCTTAAAAACAAACATGGTCTAACGGTTGTCAGTTCAAATGAATTCCGCTTTTTTGATAAATTAAAGCACGAAAAAGGTATATATGAAGTAGACCTGCAAGAAAAAGAATTGCATATGGCAAGCAATCTCAGACAACGTGGATTGGTACTTAAAGTAAATGACAATGGTAAAACAAAATACAAAATCTACCCTCAACAAGAAACTCTCTAAAAAGAAAAAAGCAGAATTAGTCAATAAACTTGATAATGCTGTTAAGAGTATAAGCAAACGCAACCTTTATTTTGTTAGTGGTAATAAAGAAAAATATTTTTCTGTAGTTGACAGCACAACTAAAAAGCCAATCTTTAAAGAGATACCTATATCAGAAGCGGCCCAAATGATTGTTAAACTTTGCAATACTACATCTAAAACAAAAATCAATAAAGTAAAAGGCACTATAGAAAATGTCTTAACTAAGAATGGTAGAGAACTAAACAAACATATAAATGATTTATTTTTTTACAACTACACAATTAGAACAACCAAAGACATAGATAAACTAATTATCACAGAAGCAAGAAAGGATATGTCACTAAATTACTACTATAAAGTAAAGGATGACATGATGTGCCAAATTCAAAACCAGTTCACAGAAGTAATCGATTACAAAAAGATGTAATTTTTTTGATGTTTTTGATAAATACATTTAACAATTATAATTTTATCGGGAATAATTATGAGAATTACAAATTTCAAAAAAACAGGTAGTGCTAAGTTTAAAGAACTTAATGGATACCTCAAAGAAAATCACGGTGTTAAAATCACTGGGTTTCATTCTAGAAATAAACTAGAAAACGTAAGAGAACAGGCTGAAGCCCATGTTGTTAGATTGAGAAATACTAACAAGAAGTTTAACTTAGATCCAGAGTATGCAAAGTACTTAGGTGTTAAAGACGTTATTGATGTTATGCTTGAAGAAGGCATGTATGTTGAAAGTCCTGCAATGCAAGAAATGAAACAAATGATCAATGATGGTATTCAACAACTTATGGATAGTGGCTATACAGTAGACGAAGCAAGTGCAGAATGCATGAACAGATTCAGACAAGATTCCCGATTTGCACATGATGATGAATTTGTTTTACCAATCGTACTTAAAGCGGCTAAAGATTATATGGAAGCCTGTGGTATGAAAACTGAAGACGTACCTACATTCCCATCAACTGATATTGGCGAATTTTTATTTAAAGAAATGGCTAGAGAAGTTGGAATGGAATTAGACAGTGTAGATACATTAAAAGCAATTGAAGAAAAACTAGGTATGTTTGCAGAAGTAAGTGGCAAAAGCAGAGATGCAGTCGTTGGCTTCCTAAACGGTTTAGAAGAAGATGCTGTAGGCAATGGTATTCAAATGTTTGGCAAGAAAGTATCAGAGCAAAACAAATTTACAGGTGCAAGAAAAGACGCGATTGCACAAGGTAAAGAGGAGTTTGAAGTAGACGGCGAAACTTACAAAATAACAGGCGATACTAAAGACGAAAAGAAACAAGCAAAAGAAAGCATGTTTGATGATATCATTGATGATATGATTTCAGAATCAACAGTTGAAGAAGCAGAAGTTGTGATGGCGGCAAGAGCATTAAGTGATGATATTCAAGATCAAATTGAAAGACTTGGTAGAATGCAAAATGAAGATATTCCTGCTATTGCTGATCAAATGAGAGCAGAGTTTGGTGCAGAGGCGGCTCAAAGTTTTGGTAATGCCATGAACGCCGCTCTAGAGGCACACTTAGGTAATTCTAAATCTACTAAAGCAGAGATGGACAATGCTATTGGAACTATAACAGGCGAAGCACCTGCAAGTGCTCCAGCAGGTGATATGGGGTTAGGCAATTCTGAAGCACCAATGGATATGCCAGCAGATGACATGCCAATGGATGAACCAGTAGATAATCTACCAGCCGCGGCAGGACCAGAGGAAGAGCCATTAGGTAGAGCACCAGTAGAGGTGTAACATGAAAATATTTGAAGTATTGCTATTTGAAGCATACTTTGATGATCTTAAAGTAGCAGTACTTGATAGATTAGCACAGTTTGTAGGTTCAGACAAAAACGAAATATCCACAGAAGAATTTAGAGACGCTCTAGCAAGTGACGGTTTCCTAATGAGTGCCGAAGAATTAGTCAAGGCTTTAGAGCAAATGGACGTAGTACAAAGTGCAACTGTTGATACTATTACACCTAAAGGCAAAATACCAAATGATATGGTTGACCCAGAGCAAGAATTAGACCAAGTTGATGTTGGTGCTATGGCCGGCGACCAGGCGATGTCTGCCGTTAAAGACGACCTCCCACAATAATACTCCAATAAATATAGACATGGATGATAGATTACTTCGTGCGGCTCAGCACCTCGATAAAGAATACTTTGAACAATTCAATGTAACTTATTCTGAAATGGCACTTAAATTTAACAAGGCTATTACTAGAGGCGGAGATCCTGATAATTACAAAGACGAGGAATTTTTAGAAACTACACTACAGATGCGTAGAGAACAAAATAACGAGTATACTGTACAAGTAGAAAAATTACCAACCGAAGTTCCTTATTTAAGTTTAGATGTTGCAAATGAGCAAATAGAAGATTTAAAAATGTCACTAAGTAGTCCAGCATTTACTAAAGACTTTGATGAAAATACACTTGATCCTATAACCAAACGTTTGTATAAACGTGTACATGAACAAACATACAAGTATAAAGATTTACTTAACATTGATAAACAAGGCTGGTATGATCAATTCCCTAAAATTACATACAAATTAAACAAGCAAGGCAATCGTAATGATTTTGATTTTGACGATTTAACAGAAAATGAATTTATACCTGTGTTTGGAGACAGCAATACTGTTGGCATGGGTTTGCCTGTAAGTGAACTTTGGCACAGTAAATTAAAAGAAGAATTACCAATTTATAATGCTGGTACTATATGTGGAAGTTTAATGGATGTATATATGCTTTTAGTATCTATGTACAAAACTAAAAAGTTTAAGAAAACATATATTTGCATTCCACATTCAGAAAGATTTACAGCAGTTTCAGATAAAGGTATGGTTGAAGGCTTAACTCCGGCAAAACATTGGTTTCTAAAGCAGTTTGAACATTCTGACATTGTTTTAAATAATAATACAAGACAGATGTATAGATGGGTAGCAGTACAAAGCATTATAAATTTTTGTTTATTAAACAATATTGAAGTACGTTTATTTGATAAAAATACTTTTGCTACTGTTACTTGGTGTACAGAAAATGAATTATATGTTCCTAACTGGATGTTTGTATTCAAAAATATGATTAAAGGCGTTAAAATAGTAAATGAATGCAATGCTGATATAACAGAATGGCCTAAACATATTGCTAGAGACCATCAACACTTTGGCATATTATGGCATGATAAAATAGCAGAATACATGTTGACAACTAAAGCAATATAGTGTATAATATAAATTGAGGACAAATAAATGTTAGTAGAAAAGTTTGAATACCCAACACTTAAAAGGGTTACAGCCAAAAATGGTCAAAGGCAATATACTGGTGATGATGATCAACCAGTGCCAAGTGTAACCACTGTATTAGGCGATACTGGTGATAAAACAGCACTAATGAATTGGCGTAAACGTGTAGGCGAAGAAGAAGCAAACCGTGTAAGTAGAGAAGCCGCAGGACTTGGTACTAAAGTACATAATGCTTTAGAAAAATATGTGTTACAAGAAGAGTATAAAATATCAGGTACTAACCATATCAGCATAATGGCTAAATCAATGTTAGAAGAAATGATAGCAAAAGGTTTAAGCCAAGTTGATGAAGTATGGGGTGTAGAAGTAGCCTTGATTGCAAAAGGATTATATGCAGGTACAAGTGATGCAGTAGGTAAGTTTAATGGTGTTGACAGCATAATTGATTTTAAAACTGCTAAGAAGATTAAAAAAAGAGAGTGGATCGAAGATTACTTTTTGCAAGGTTGTGCATACGCACTAGCACATAATGAAATGTTTGGTACACAAATTAAACAAGTTGCTATCTTAATGGTAGACAGAGAAGGCAAGTATGCTGACTTTGTTATAGAAGGCGATGAGTTTGAACAATATTGTGGGAAATGGGCAGACCGTCTAGCTCAATATTACAATAAAATATGATTTCAAAAGAAATACATTTAAAATATAAACTATCCCAACATGTATCAGAAAATGATTTTAACATTGTTGATGTAGAATTGCCTGAAATAGAATTAGGTGAATTTTTAGTTAAAAATTTATATTGTAGCACTGATCCTTTTATGAGATCAAATATGGGCTTTGAGGGTGGTTTTTTCAGAATGGAGCCTGATGCTCCTTTATATGGAGAATCTATTGGCATAGTTGTAGAAAGTAAATGTGCTGATTACCCAGTTGGAACCTATGTATGGCATAATAAAGGTTGGAGAGAATATGGTATATGTAAAGATACTACAGCAGTACTTAAAGTTGATCCAGACTTAGATAATTTAGATGAATCACTTATACGTTTTGCAACAGCATTTAGTTTAGTTGGTAGGACATCATACTACAGCATTGCTAATGTATGTAACATCCAACAAGGAGATGTATTAGGAATAGATGGAGCAACTGGAGGTGTAGGACACCTAGCAGTACAGATAGCAGTATCTAAAGGTGCAAAAGTTTATGGTATTACTAGTACTGATGAAAAAGTATCAACAATAAATAACCTTGGTGGTATTGGTATTAAAGTTTTACCCGATTGGCCACTGCAAAAAAAATTAAAAGCATACAATGATATAGGTGAAAAGTTTGATTATTACCATGCTAATGTTGGCAATGATTATACATTAGCAGGATTACAAAATCTAGCATACGGCGGAACTCTTGTATTATGTGGAGCAATGAAACATTACAATGATGCTTCTCATGGTCCTGGTCCAAATCTAGGTGCGGTGATCTACAATGATGCAACAATACGTGGTTGTAATTTTTCAGCAAAAAACACTACCTTTAGTAATGAGTGGAATCAAGAACTACAAAGTTTCTTTAACAAAACTAAAATTAAATGTTTAAGTACACTAACACATGGTTTAGAAAGTATGCCAGCACAATTTGTAGGTCATTTTAAAGGATTTGAAGGTAATATTGGCAAAAGGCTATGTAAGATATAATCCCTAATTTGCTTAAAGTGATAAATACATTTATAAAAAGTATTTGGAGATTACATAGTGTCACACCAAGACGATGCAAATTTAAAAGTTATAATAAGTAGAATCCAGCAAAGGCGAGGTCTTAAGCAAGATCTTCCTCAACCTTTACGACCTGGAGAAATTGGTTTTGCTACAGACAGCAGACAAATTTATATTGGTGCTGATACAAGCGATCCTGTAAGTAATAATTATAACAAAACAGTAGTATTTGAGACAACACAAAATGCTCAAGACTCTACTATAGCATTGGCTAACAGTCAAATACTGAAATTTGAAGTTCCTCATATTAGATTTCCTAAAGGCTCTAACACTTTTGACGGTGTAAGCAAGTCGGTTAGTTGGAAAGCAAATACAAGTTCTACATATACTATTTCAACTGGTGATTCAATAACCAGAGAAACATTTGGTAGCGAAATAACTGGAAATGCAAATTCTATTATAAATCAAAATATCTCCAATCAAAAATTTCAATCCAATGATATCACAGTTATCATTGACGGTGTTACTCAAATAGGTGATAATGACGGAACTAATGCAAACGTAAATGCCGCATTTGATTACAACTTTGTAAGTGGTAATGCATTAAATGACAGTCACACGTTGTACATGAGAACAGCACCAACTAATAGTCAAGATGTTAGTATTACATATTATGGTAATGCACAAGTAATACATTTACTTACAGCAAGTGGTATTGTTACTAACGGTTCAAGCACACAAGGTTTTTATACTGCAAAAGGTATTGAAGATTGGCAAAAACTAAACCATGAATATATTTTAGTAAACAACGAAACAGGAACTGGCTGGTTAGGTTTAGATACAAAACATTTAGATGTTGTTGCTGGTTTAGGTAGTGATGCAGTAAGTAATGTAAGTTTAATTTCAGCAGGTGGTGTTATTGGTGTAAAGAATCCTTTAGACCAAGCATTGTTTGGTGGTAGTGCAACTTACAATGCATCTACATACACAGGCACAGTTGCAAGTGCTACATCAAATGCTACAACAATTACATTTAATACAGGTTCAACTGTATTAGATTTAAGCGGTACAAAAACAACAGGTACTAATTCTTTTATATGGGTAGAAGGTACTAGTGCAAGTAGTAATACAGCAATCGGTTGGTTAAACCAAAAATTATTACCTATTTCAAGTGCAAATGCAAGTACAACATTCACAGTAGATGTTCCTGCTAATGCTTTTGTTACAGGACAAACTGTAAACAATGTAACCATTAGTAGTGGTAATTTAGTAATAGACATTACTGGTTTATCAGGTTCTGTTGTAAATGGCGATAAAGTTAAATTTAATGGTAATACAGAAATTGGTACAAGTGAATATACGGTAGAAAATGCAAGTGGTACATCATTTACTGTAACAGATCCAGGTTTAAGTGCCAACATCACAGCAGGTGTTACGTTTATAAATTTAAAAACTAACACAGATGAAGTCCAACTTTACAGTCAAAATCATGGATTTGCAAATGGTGATGTAATAACAGTTAGTGGTTCAGATGACACCGCAGAAATAAACAATACAACTTTCACAATCTCTGATAGTCAACCAAATACGTTTGTTATTCAACGAACTGGTAACATCACACCTAATGTTGCTGGTACTAGTGTACTTGGTAATGTATCTCCAGAAATTCCATCAAGTATTACAACAAGTGATAACATGGTAGTGTCTCCAGGTAGATACATTAGTTTAAGTGGCGAAACAACACTTAATGGTGCTATCCAAAAAGTAAACGCAGATGGTGATTGGATTAAGATGAGTTTGATACCCAATAGCACAGATAAAACTTATGTGAGAAGTTCAGATCAAAAAGAATACTTATTGTTTAATGACCCAGCAGATGGAATTAGTTCATGGGGCAATATAGGTATAAACTTAAATACATCAACTAATAACAAATACTTAAAACAGAATACTACTGTAAAAGCAAAATTAGAAGAATGGTTAGAGTCTTTATTTAATGAGGCATCTGATAGACATAATATTTTAAGTAATGTGTTTGTAAACTCTCCTTTTGTTAGTACACAGTTTGGTACTTACGATTTAGATGTAAACAGTACAACCGGAGAGATTGATTTTGACGGTCACGAGGAATCAGGTAACTTCTCAGAAATAGTAAACAAGTTATACTTTGATAAATCAGATTCTAATATCAAAGGACTTGCAACAATCAAAACAAATATCGAGTTATTGACTACAGAAGCTCAAGAGGCTCGTTCAAGCACAATTGAATACAGTGAACCAAATGAATTGCTATTAGACACTTCATCACCAAATACAGAAATTGTTGTATCTTCACTAGGTACAGATTCAAGTATTATAGATACCATGATGTTTGACTATGTACTAGACGCAAGAATGCCAGGAGGCGACTTTTACAATAAAGTAGGCACATTACAATATGTTGCTAATCCATTGGCAGATGGTGGTAATGGTTCAGTTGTTATAAATGATATTGGTACTGAATTTGCAGACACTGGCGTAGATATAAATGACGGTATTAAGTTTACTGGTTCTATATCAAGTGGTACTGTAGCAATTAGTTCTAACATATCATTATCTCCTACTCCTAGTAATGTTACAATGAAGTATATTACTAGAAGATGGAAATCCTACTAAAACAGGATTTTAAATGTTTGAAAAACACACTACAGTTGCGACTAGATTAGAACAATACCGAGAGTTACGAACAAGCAAACTTTCAAAATCCAAAATACTCGAGCACTTCGGCGAGATAAAACCACGTTCTAGATACATAGATTATTGGACTCCTAAGTCCTGGCCAAAGCCGTTTGAAATCTTAGAGCATGGCTATTTTTGTACTACGGGCATATCCATATTATTGTACCAATTACTCGGCCATTTAGATTACCTAAATCCATATGAAACAGAATGGAAAGTGATAAGTAATAGCATGAATGGATTTGACGGTGCAGTCTTTGTACATAATGAAAATATGTATAATCTAGATACCTCAAAGCCAGTACCAATTGACATAGCAAAAGATTACTATGTAGAATTGACCACTTTTAAAAATTTATATATACCAATAATTTAATTATTGACATTGTAATACGTTAGTGTTATAATGTAGAACACACTTTGGATAAAAACACATGCAAGTAGAAAAAAGAGACGGCAAACTAGAAGACATAAACATAGACAAGTTGCATAAAGTAGTTGCTTATGCATGTGAAGGTATCACTGGCGTAAGTGCTAGTGAAGTAGAAATCAATTCTCAAATTCAATTTTTCGAGTCAATCAAAACAGAAGATATTCAAGAGACACTTATTAAAAGTGCCGCTGATCTTATTTCTGAAGAAGCACCTAACTATCAGTATGTTGCTGGTAGACTAATCAGTTATCATTTGCGTAAAATGGTATATGGTGAGTTTGAACCTCCATGTCTGTGTGATATTATTCAAAAGAATGTTGATGATGGAATGTATGATGCAGAATTTTTAGATCTATACACAAAAGATGAAATCAACGAATTACAAAGTTTTATAGACCATAACAGAGACGAGTATCTCACTTATGCGGCTATGGAACAATTCCGTGGCAAGTATCTGGTACAAAATAGATCAACAGGACAAATTTTTGAAACTCCACAAGTTGCATATATGATGATTGCGGCA